CCACGAATGGTGCGGCCATGAAGGTGCGGCCATGAGGCGCGCGCAGTGGTGGGCCTACGCATTCGGCGCACTGGTGTATTTCGGCGCCATCGTGTGGCTACTCGCGCATCTGCTGTGGCGGCTGGGGGGTAGGCGGTGAGAGTGGACATCGCTTGTTATTTATGTTCGCCCGCTCCCGCGACCAAGGTGGACGTGAAGATTTATCCGGATGGAATGGAGAAGCGTCTTCCGTATATCTGCGTCGACTGCCGGCGCACGCTGCATCCGCCAATTAGCAGCGACGACGTGACTGAGGTTCGAAAGGAGAAGTGATGATAGTAGATCGCGACGATAAGAGCTTGGGCAACGAGTTCTGCTTCGCAGGCGGCCGCGCCGACAAGCGGGGGCGTCGTCGCTGCCAGAGCTGCGGGCTGCTGTCGTATACCAATTGCTTCAACGGTGACAACCTGGTGTGCACTAAGTGCACGGGTGAGGTGGGCGGCGGCGCCATGCATGCTATCCGCATCAAGCGCTACCAGGAAAAGAAGGCAAGCGAACTGAGACGCGCGCTGGAGCCGCTGCACCCGGTGAAGATCTTCACGCCCGAGGAGAGGGCGTCGCTGGAGGCCGAGATGCGCGCGGCAGGGAGGATTCGATGAAGAAGATTCCATACCCCGAGCTGCTGACGCATCCGTTCTACGTGCCGGGCTTCTCTGGTTCGTTTATTCGGGGAATCCAGTTTCAAACGCTGGAACAGGTGGAGCAGGAACGCGAATGGTGCATCGACGTTGGGCCCGGCGGAATCGCGTACTCGTACGTCGCAAACACCGAGTTCGGTCCACTCCGAAAGAGCGAGATTCCGTTCGAGCGCACGCCACGGAGAAAGCGATGAGGCGCAAGCGGCCGTCGGCACTCGACGCCATACGAAGCGCGGCCGTCAACTGGGAGGTGATTCGCCAGCACCTACGCGGCGAGCACCTGAGCAACGATGTGCTGGCCGCGTATCGCGCGCTGACCAGGGATTTAGCTGCCGCCGAAGAAGCGGCGGAGAGGAGCGAGTGATGAACCAGAGCCTCGTGTACGCCGCCGTCGAGGCCGCGATCGACAAGCTGCGGCCGCTGTCGTGCAAGGCGGAGTTGGCGAACGCGCTGCTGATGGCCGCGTGGCAGGCGATGCGGCGACTGGGATTCACGTCGACGGAGTTTGCAGCGTGCGCGCAGGAGATGGCGCGGGCGTATGAGGACCGACAACAGCAGAACAGGGAGAGGAAATTGTCATGAGCATAAACGAGGATTTTCAAGGTTACCGCGACGTCGCGAAGGCCGAGGCGACAGGCGACACGCAGGAGAAAAAGACCCGCACGCGGCTGACCGAGGAGCAGCGAATCGAGAAGACCCGCGCGGGGTGGGAGAAAAAACTGGGCGAGAAGGAAGCCGAGATAGCCAGACTCAGTGGCGAGGTGGCGCTGCTCAAGAAGGCGCTGGGGAGGGCGGAGTAGCGTGACCCGCGCGGCGCTCGCCCTCACCCTCCTCGCCTGCGCGCCACCCCCGGGCGCGTGGGAGCCCACGACCGCCGTCGACTACGCAGCCGCGTGCGTGGGGCTCGAGGGCGAGTCGCCGCCTATCCACCTTGAGCGCCGGCCCGTGGGCCAGTGCCTCTACGACACGACACCAGAGACCGGCTGCTGGCTTGGGCAGATCAACGGGGACAGGGGGGTGACGCTTCTGGTGTGGCCCGGGTGGCGATGGAGCGACACCAGCCTGGTGCATGAGCTCCTGCACGCTGCCCATGGCGACCCCGGACACGCGCGGCTAGAGCTATGGGGAGAGGGCGGACGGTGCTTCGGGGGCGTGTGTCGGGCTTGCAGGGAGGCGTTGCGGGGGACGGCGATGGATGCGATGGTGACCGATGGCCGCCTTCGTTGATGTGTGTCCCGAGTGTGGGAGGGAGTACACGAATTACGACGACCGAATCGCGTATCGGCCGTGGTGTAGCGTGGGGTGCCAGGTGGCGCGTAAGGGCCAGAATTTGGAGCCCGGGGGGTCTTCGTCGAAAACGGAAATCCCCAAAATTCCCGAAAAAATTTGAATCCCGATCACGGGCCGTATAGGGGTCCCCGTGTTTTTGGCCCCAGGGGGTGGTTTTCGGAAATCCCGCGGCGGAAAGTTCCCAAACGGCGCCTATTGCAGCTCCGACCCGGCAGCCGCGATTAGCTGGGCACGTGCAGGCGACCCACGGGGCGGTCAGGGGCCCGTAGCTGGGCCTCGAGCGCCAGGCGGACCAGCTCGCTCACGCTGCAGCCACGGGCCACGCTGAGCGCCTCCACGCGGTCCCAGAGTTCGTCGCAGACAGCAATGTGGCGCTGCCTGTGCACCTGACGGGGATCTCCCCGCGGACGCCCAGGGCGGCGCCCGTTCTTTTTATCCATGCGTCAACAATGGCATGAGAAAAAAGATTAGGCCAGGTAATTTTTTCTTTGACCTGGCGATAATATCGCGGTACAACGAAATCATCAGGTCGCGGGAGCGGCCGAGAAAGGGAGATAGACATCATGAAAATCATCATCAAAGAGACGGACATCGAGCAGACCCTGGCCCTGGTGGACCCCCGCAGCGGGGTCGATTACGTGCGCGATTTCATCGGCAACCACGGAGCCCTGGCCGACGGCCAGTTTGCCTACGACGAGGATCGCGACGGCTACCTGTGCAGCCAGGAGACCTATGATTGGTGGCACGGTGTCCTCTCCGCCGAGCAGGAGCTCGAGGACAGGGTGCATGCGCTCCGGGTGCGATACGGGACAGACGCTGTCGAGGCCGCCCTGAGCAAGGCCGGCAACGTCGATCTTGAGGATTATGCCGGGGTGGCGAACGCCGCGCTTGACGAGACCTTCGCGACCGGCACGCCCGCTGGCCTGACCACGTTCCCCGAACTGGTCACCTGGATCAACAACCGATGCGGGGTCCAGGACGTGCGCGAGGAGGTGGTCCGTGCCTGGTACATGGAGCGCGGTGGCCGATACGAGGACATCACCGAGGAGGATCTGCAGGTGTTCCTCGAGGATGCGTACGAGGACCCCGCGAATTTCGTGGATGCGGCCCCCGCGCCCGTCCCCCGCTGACCCCTCTCGCCTCGGGCCCTCACGGGGGCTCGCACGAGGGCGGTCAGCGCTTCCGGCGACGCTGAGGCCAGCGCATCCCCTTCGAGAGCACGCCCGGGCCGGGATGGTCCTTCGGGAAGTCGCCTAGGAACGTCACGGGCGCGTCGGGGTTCCAATGGGCAGGCGGCGTGTACCCGAGCCGCGCAATCTCGCGGGGGTTCAGACTGCGCGCTGGACCCGCAGGCGTCGCGCTCTGCCACCGGGCGGCCCGCTGGTCACGTGCGCTCGGCGCGGACTGTTCCACGTCGCACTTAGACAACATAGAGGGAGCCCAGCGTCGCTTTTTTGACATTTCTCGAAAAATAGTATAGTCACGTAGGGACAGGTTGCCGAGTATAACTTCCCCGATCCCAGAGGATCAGACAGACCAGAATCCGGGAAGATCGGTCAACCTCGACGCCAGCGCCCAGCATAGGGGCGCGCGCGCATCCGCCACAGGAAGTCGGCCAGGTCGGCCTCGTGGATCCTCCACCGGCCAAGCTTGGTCTTGCGCGGACGCTCATCGGTGTAGTGGCGCGTCTGCCAGTGCTCGCCGCGCAACGCCCCCGAGTGGAGCCACGACATCACGGTGCGATAGTGCACGCCCAGGTAGGCGGCCAAGTCCCCCGTTGTGACGTAGCGTGACGTGTTCGCGCGACCCTGTTGATGCATCCCGGAGACAATTGTAGCGGAAAACACGCTTGCCACGACAGGTCCTGACGACTTAGCTTTGAGGGAATGACCATGAAGGAAATGGCCGACGCGAGGGCTGAGATTCACGCAGGGATGGTGGCCGACGAGTGGCTGTACCGGCACGGTCACATCGAGGAGCCGAGGTGGCTCAGTGAGGAGCGCGAGTCGATGCGCCAGTCGGCGGCAAAGATCCTCAAGGACCACGTCGAGGCCAAAGAGGCGAACGCAATCATCTGGTCGATGCTCGCCGTCTACGCTGCCGGCATTTGGTGGTTCGGCAAGTACGCGGGGTGGTGGTCGTGACCCCGCCCGACGAGAAGGCGGCCCGGACCGCGGATACCGCTTCGGGCGGAACGCAGGTGAGCGATGACCAATGGCCGGAGTCGGTGTCTTGGCCGCACCCGGGATGGTCGGAGGAGGACGAGAGAGAGGCGGACTCCATCAGCCGCCGCCTGACCGTGGCGACCATTCGAGCCTGGGCGTCGCAGCCGAAGAACATCGCGGCGATGCGAGTGCTGGTCAGGCTCGCGGACGCCATCGAAGCCGGTGAGGTTGGCGGATGAGCCTATCCCTGGTCGACTGGTTCGAGAGCGAGCGCGACAAGCTGTGCCGCTACCCGAACTGCAGCGAACACGCCACTGACCCGTCAGGGACGATGTGCGGCAAGCACGTGGCGATGTACGCGGCGGCGGCAGCAACAGTCCGGGAGACCGGTGCGGATGGTGCTGAAATCACGTGGCTCCCAGCCGACCTGCCCGGGATGCTCGGGATGGTAGAGACAAAGGGCGGAGAGCCGCGAGAGCCATGACCGAACCAGCGATTTACCTGCGCAACACCCAGCGCGCCATCAGGCGGATTCGAGAGCGGGCCAGCAACGCGGACTTCTGCGCCGGGGCGAAGATGGCGGAAGACCTGATTCAGGCCGTGATTGACTACGAGACGAGGCGTGAGGCGGGGTGGAGCAGGTGTCTGATTTGCGGCGCGGTCAGCCGAGAGATATTCACCGCCTCCCTGGCACAGCAGCCGTGCCCGCACTGCGGCGCCTCGGACGAGTTGCAGCTGCAGGCTATCCGCCAATTCGTGAGCGCCTGGAACCGGAATAAGGCGAGCGAGATTGGCTCGCCACCGCCTTCCTCTCCCCCGCCCGAACCCCGGTGATGCCCAGCGAGCGAAACCCAGGGGCACCCCCCAGCGAAACCACGGGTGACGCACCGGACGATGCCCCGCGAGTGAGTACTGTAGATACTCCCTCGACCATCGAGCCGCAACCTCGCGATATCATTGACGCTGCCGTGGGTGGTATCCCTACTACCAGCCGAGACGACGAGGTTGACGCGAGCGACGAGGCCCGCGCGGTGCACGCGCTGATGAAGTCCCCCACCCCTGCCCTCGAGTCCGGGCCTAGGGGGCCCAGGGGGGGCACGGGGGCGTCAACGTCTACGGCACCCCTCCCCCCAAAATCGACACCCCCCCATCTTTTGCCGCAAGACACAACGACGTCCCCGAAGCAAGCGCTGGCCGTAAAGCGCAAGGCCTCCCAGGAGCGGCGCCTGGAGCGCATGCGGGAGATCGACAGCCAGGTACAGCTACGGGCGGCCGAGATTGTCCGAAGCTACGTTCTGTCGGCCAGCATCGACGACGAGGGACAGCCGGTGGACGGGCAGCGGTGGCCGGCCTGGGGGCGCAAGCAGGTGGCCAAGGACGGGCGGCTCTCGAAGAAGCAGCAGCCCGGGTACCTTGCCGACGCCGTGCGCATTTGCGAGTGGCGCAGCCGGAAGGAGGCGGGGCAGGACAGGCCCGCGCCGGTGCTGAACGTGGGGACGGTGTACGTGCAGAACAACGTGAGCTACCCTGTCATCGACGATGAGGAGTGACGCGAACGTTCATCACGTGGTCGGCCCCGGCTATTGTCGCTGCGCCGTCCGAATGGTCGACGACGGCTGGTCAGCGAAGGTCGTACCGTAGCCGCATGAGCACGACCATCGGCTACGACCCGGACCAACACATCGGCCTGCGAGCGGCCGACGGCGACGAGTGGTGCAGCGGGTGCGACCGCCCGGTACTAAAGGGAATAGGTGGTCTGCTGGTGATGGAGGGAAAAGGAAACCTGGTGATGGACGTTGGCGAGTTCGTGCTCTGCCTACGTTGCGTCGACCGGATCGCCGAAGTCCGCTCTACAGCGGCCGAAGCCACGTGAGCGTGACGCTGCCCCGGCACGTCTGGTCCGTCAGCACGTCGCCTTCGAACAGCAGCAGCCCCGCGGCCGGCACCGTGACGCGCCCGACGTAGGTCCGCCCCGGGCACTCCAGGGTGACGTCCCTCGAGCAGGTGTCGCCTCTCCGGCGGCTGTCGACCACCACGCAGCCCGTATCCCAGGCGCCGTCCCCGCCCATGTACACTTCGCGCACGTCGGTGGCCTGGCAGACCTCGAGCTCGCGCAGGTAGACGCCGCTGTCGATCTGAGGGCAGCCCTCCATGTTCCACCGTCCGATGGTGGGGGTCTCCGGTCCACCCACGCACGCCGCCGTCAGAGCCGCAACGAGTACCAGCCTTCGCATGCCGGCATCCTGGGTCTCCTGCCCCCGCTGGTCAACGCTGCGCGTTCGAGCAGTGGCGACCCATGGTAACGTAATGCCTTGTAGCGTATCGCCACATATGGCAACGTGTGGCCATGCTGAAGCGGCTTGCGATGTTGGTGGCGGCGCTCGGTGTCGCGTGTTTCGCCTGTGCCCCCTCCCCCCTCCGGGGCCCGCAGCACCTGCCGCCACAGGATGAGCCGGTCGAGGCCGTGACCAGGGCGCTGACCGACCCGTGCGCGCTCGAGGGCTACCCTCGCGACGCCGCCGACCTGCACCTCTACACCTACGCGCGCCTGGAAACGGAGTGGCACGACCCCCGTGTCGTCGACGAGCACATCTTCGGGCATGCCGTGCGCGCTACCTACCGCGTGCACATGGAGGTGGACCAGGTCAGCGCCTCATCCATCAACCCCTATAGCGGAGTCACCCACGCCACCTCTCGAGCGAGAGTATCGGTGATAAAGCGGTGGGTCCTGGCAAACGGCGATGACATTTGCATCAGCGTCGGCGACCTGAATTACCCGTGCGTCCCGTTCTATGAATGGGTGCTCCTGTCGTGCGACAGCCAGCTCGCCGGCGGCGCACCCTGGGATGGCACGGGATTTAATTCGATGGGGTTTCGCTGGGGGGGCGGGTCGTCGAACATGCAGTGCGAGGTCACCGTCCTACCGTTTGGAGAGGGACCTTCGAGCACGCAGGTAAGCGCCTATCTCTACTCGTTCCGCGGCACTGTCGACACACGGTTTCTCGGCTCGATCAACGGAACGTTGGGGCCCGGTCCTTCGTGCAACATCACCCGAGACGTCGGCCCGATCCCGCACTACGTGTGGAACGGCCCCGGCAGCGAGGAGGTGCTGTATGCCGGCCTCGAGGTCTACAACGACCACTACAGCACGCCGCAAATCGCGGGCACGAACATTTGGGTCACCGACCCGGAGGCGATGAGTATCGACGGCGAGATCGAATACTGGGGCGGCGGCCCGAGGCCGGTCGAGTGAGCGACGCGCGCACCGGCCTCTGCCTCGCGCTTCACCCCACGGCGAAGCTGCTGGGCAAGCCCTCGCGGTGCTACCTCGGCGCCGACCACCAGCCGGAGGTGCCGCACCGGAGCCTGACCACGCTCGATGGCGACGTGCAGATCGTCCGGTGGCGTGACGCCTTAGAGAAGGAGGCGGCGTGAGAAAAGTGATTCGCCACCCCGACGGAACGACAGAGACGATCACCGGGTCGCCCGAGGAGATTCGGCGTTACGAGACTCGGATCACGGGCGCCGGAAGGACCACATACGACGGCCAGGGTTGCTTGATAGCGGGCTTTTTTCGCGACAACCCGAACGCCAAGTTTTGCAATATCTCGTGTCCCTGCCCACGTTGCTCGCCGAGGTGCTCGGCTTGACCTGCTATCGTGCTTTCCTTCGCACGTCCAACGTGCAGGGGACTGCGCACAGACAGGGCCTTCTTGTGACTCCAGAGGGGAAGGAATACGGCATTTCCGTAGCGCTCTCTGGCCAGTTTTCTCCCTGGAGCGAGATTCCAGAGCGCTCCCCGACGTGGCTCGAAAACCAGGCCGATGAACTGATATGGAAGTCCCTTCGCGCTACGGCGTGGCTGCTCGAAAACAAAGAAGCCAGCGCGGACGAGGTCAGCAAGGCAGTGCCCGCGGAATGGAGCGTGGCCATGCAGTGCGATCCTCGCTTCCAGGACGTGCCGATCGGGTGGGTGAGATACCAGCGCAACGCCAAAGACGCAGCTCTGGACGGCGGATGGTGCGAATACAGTTGGAGGACGGCTTGACCATCCTCCGCGAGCCGCGTCCGCCGCTGCGCCTACGCGCACTTGAGCTGGTCGTCCGGTGGCTCCCGTTTCGCTTCGACGGCATGTATCTCGCCCTTCCCTTCTGCCACGTCATCCTGTATCGCGGCCTTCCGAGTCAGTACCTGCGCGTCCACGAGTTCGCCCACGCCATGTGGCGCGAGGATTTCCACCGCTGGGTGGTCGGCTACTGGCTGAGCTACCTGTGGGCCATGCGCAGGGGATACCGGCGCAACCCGCACGAGATGGGGGCGCGCGCGGCGCAGTACATGGCCCACTCGAAGCTACCGGAGTGGCTGAGGTGACCGACTGGTTCGACAAAGAGACCCGCCTGGCCGTGCTTGCGGCTATCGACCGCGACGAGAAGCGCGGCCGTCAGGGGAAGTTTCAGCGCGTGTGGCGCTTGAACGACCTTCCCGACAGGGTTCGGGAGGAGATAAAGGCGCGCTGGATCCTGCAGCAACTGGGGGCCGCGTGAGCCAACTCGAATGGCAAGAGGTTCTCGGCGGACTCGTTGCGGACTATCACGAGGAGCCGCCGAGCGGGAAAGTGTTCGTCCAGTGCACGGTGTGCCCTGACGCCAAACCAGTGCCGTTGGTCGGTCCGGTACTGGAATGGTGCTGCCCGGACGCAGGGAAGCACCCTGGAGACGGAGCATGAGTCAGCTCGAATGGCAAGACGGCCTGCGCGTTCGCAGCCGCCGTGACGGCCAGCTCGGGTGGCTCGAAACCCGCGCCGACGGCGTGCGCGTCGTGCGCTTGGACCGCCGTGATCTGCAGTACGCGCCCTGGAACCCCAACGGTTGGCAACTCGACAAGCCGGCCCCCATGGCCGAAATCCAGATCGCGCGCGTGGTTTACGAAGCCGACCGCGCGCTACGACTCGCGCTCGGTGAGTACGGAGTGAAGGACTGGCGGGACATGCGCGAGCCTGACCGCGTGGCGTGGATCGCCGGCCCGCCTCCCACGCCGGCAACAAAAGGCGTACGCCGTGAGCTCGCCGACGCCATCCGCGCCACCCTCCGAGGTAGGAGCGGACGCGAGTGAAGGTCAGCGTATCGCAGGGAGTGAGTGACCGAGCCGTAAAAGACGGCGACTTCGAGGCGTGGGTAAACAAAGAGGCGGCGCCGCTGCTCAGGCAGGCGCGCAAGGCATTGAACGCCAAATACGTCGAGCGCGTGACGCTCACCACGTCAGGTACAGGCTCGGCGGAGACCCTGTGGACGAGCGACAGCATGCCGGAAGACAGCATGCTCACACTGGTAGTAGAGGTGGTGGCGTTCTCGCCTTCCGGTCCCGAGGCGTATGGGCTTGGTCAGGAGGCGACCTTCTATCGAGCGGGAGCGGCCGACCCTCTTCAGATAGGTTCGCCCACGAGCCTTTGGGACAAAGACACCGGCGGCCCGGGGGTCACGCTGTCGTTCGCGATCACGGCGGCCGACGACACGGTCAGCGTGCGGTTTGCCGACGACGGCACGGTCATGAACGTCGTGGCCCACGTCTCGCGGCTCGAGGTCCTGCCGTGATCTACGAGCCGAGCCCATGGGGGCGCCGCTACCACGCTTGCGCGGCGAGAGAGACCCTCGGGGGCGGTTCCGCCGGGGGCGGGAAATCCATCGTCCTTCTCCACGACCCGGACGAGCAGATCGCCGTCCAGCACGCCCGGTGTGAGGCGGGCGAGTTTCGCTGGGGACAGGCACCAGGAGCGGCAATCCACTTTCGCCGAGAGTTTCCGCGTCTGAGGGAGACGATCCACCGGTCCAAGATGTGGTTTCCGCGTATGGATCCGGGCGCCAAGTGGGACGAGAACGACAAGATTTGGACCCTGAGTAGCGGCTACAGGTTCATGTTCGGCCACCTCAAGGACCGCGATACCTTCCTCAACTACCAGTCGGCCGAGTTCACGCACATGGCCGTCGACGAGGTGACCGAGATCGAGGACGCCGACGCCTGGCATTACCTGTGTTCGCGTGTTCGCACCGACGACCGGGTGTTGAGCAAGATGCTCAAGCGCCGAGCAATGAGCAACCCGTACCCGAACTGGGTTCGTGACTACTTCGTCGAGCCCTGTCGCGACGGCAACACCATCATCCGCAAGAAGATCATCCTCGAGGACGGAAGCGAGGAGTGGCACACGCGGATTTTTCTCCCCGCGCTGTTGAAGGACAACCCAAACGCCGCCTTCCGTCGCCAATACGAGGTCGAGCTGCGGGCAAAGCCGCGCCACATCCGCGCGGCGCTGCTCAACGGCGATTGGTACGTGGTTGCCGGGTCGTTCTACGCCGATTTGTGGGATCCGGACATCGTCGTGATCGATCCGTTCCCGATTCCGCGCGGCTGGCGACGCTTTCGCTCGGGTGACTGGGGGTATCGCAAGGAATGTGCGATCCACTGGTGGGCGGTCTCGCCCGATGGTGAGCTGATTTGCTACCGGGAGCGCACTTTCAACGGTGAAAAGGCACGACGACGGCTCGACGCCTCGCAGGTGGCGAAGGAGATCAAGGACATCGAGCTCGCAGCCGGCGAGTGGAACCGCGTGAACGACTGCTCGGCTCTCACGGGTCCCATGGACAACCAATTGTGGGAGGAGCGCGGTCACCGCGGTCGCACCATGGCCGACGACATGGCCATGGAGGGCGTTTACTGGAAAAAGGCCACCAAGGGACGCCGCATGGCCGCCGCGCAGATGATTAAGCGGCTGAGCCAGCGGGGGTACAACGGCCGCCCGGGGATCATGTTTTTTCGCACGTGCGTGATGGCCACGTCAACCATCCCAGCGCTCGGCGTGGACGACGAGGAGCCCGAGGCGCCGAAAAAGGGCGGCCCCGACCACTGGCACGACAGTGCCTCTTACGCCTGTGTCTACTCGCCGCTTCCGAGCGGCATGGACGACGCACTTGGGCCCGTGGCAGGCGATTTTGACGACTTCGAGGAGCCGGACGTGCAGCCCGATCGTGGGCAATTCGGCTACGGACTTCACTAGCGACAGGACGCCATGAGCTACGAACAGGGCAAGCCAGAGAGCGAAATCAAGCCGCTGGAGCAGGATAAGCCGCTCGACGACGAGCAGCTTTTGCTTGGGTGGGAGGAGCAGAGAGAAGCGCCCAACATGGTGGCCTGGTTTCTCCACGGTGAGCCGGGGGAGCCCATGGAGGGCATGGACGACCTGACGCATGAGGAGCGCCAGCAGGCTGGGCGCCGCTTCCTCGGTGGCCTCGCTGACCAGGTCTGCCGCGACTACGATGCCGGGCGGGACTCCAGCGAGGAGTACCGGGCCATGCGGCGGAGCAACTACCGCATGTTGACGGGCCTGTTGCCCAAAAAGACGTTTCCCTTTCCCGGCTGCGCGAACGTCCATACGCCGGTGATGTTGGAACGCCAGATGCGGCTAGCGGCCCACGTCTACAGCGAACTGTTCCTCGACCGTGAAACCATCTTCGCCGTCGACGCAACCGGGCCGGACGACATGATGGACTCCGAGGTGTTGACCCTGCACGGGAACTGGCAGTTCAAGAACGAGTTCCCCGACTTCTTATTCCAGATGGAAATCGCGCTGAGCGAGTTTTTCGGCGCCGGCAGCGTCTTCTGTCACAGCTACTACGACGCCGCCCGCAAGCGGAACCGGCACGACGTCCTCAACTGTGAGGAGCTGGTCTTCCCCTACGTGTGGACCACCGTCATGTCCGACATGAGTGACGTGCCGTGGAAGGTGCGGCCGATTCGCAAGTACCGGCACGAACTACAGGCGCTACAGGCCGCCGATGACGGTGAAAAATGGGAGCAACTGGCGGACGTGCTCAGCCAGCCACCGCCGGGATGGGACGTACTCGACACGCGGAACCGCGAACTGGCAGCCAAGCGCGAGGGCATCGTGGCCCCCGAGAGCGATCCCAACGCGCCATACATCTTCCTCGAATACCACGGATGGTCCCGCATGCCCGGCAGCGCGCGCCTCGAGCCCGTGTGCCTGGTGGTGGAGAAGACGCGCAAGATCGTGTGCAAGCTGTACCTCCGCGATGAGGAGGACTGGCGCGACCGGGAGCGCTTCGACCGCCAGGTGCAGGAGCTGGAGGGCTACCAACAGGACACGCAGGGATTCGAGAACGAGTCAGCGCTGCGCGCGCAGCTCCAGGCGCAACTCGCCGACCCGGCAGTAAGCGCGACGATCGAGCCGGAGGAGCACGCGGCCATCAGTCAGGCGCTGACCGCCGACGAGCCGCAGCCACCAGTGCCGCCCGCGTGGCTCGCCGACAGGCAGGATGGCCAACCCGAGCCGGTCAAGCGCGTACCCATCGAGAGCTTCAGCCACGGCCGTTGCTGGCACAACCCCAGTGGCGCCCTCGGCCTGTCGTTCGGGCAGATTCTCGGCGACCTCAACCGCCTGGTGGACGAGGCGGGAAATCGATTCTACGACGCCACGCTGTTGAGCAACGTGTGGAGCGCGCTCACGGGCTCGGATTTCCAACTCGAAGGCGGCGGCAAGAGCTTGGCGGTGGAGCCCGGGAAGATCATCCGGGTCAAGGGTATGACCGGCGAGCAGATCAAAAATGCCATCCACGAGCTGCGCGCGGGGCCGGCTGACGCGAACCTGCTGGCTATCATGCGCGAGGCCACGGGATGGGCCGACGCCGCGGTGGCCGCCCCAGGCGTGCTATCGGGTGAGCCCGGGAAGTCGGGCGAGACGTTCCGCGGCCTGGCCACCCGGCGCGAGCAGGCCACCAAGCAGCTCACCGCCACCGCCACGCGCTTCCTGTCCTTTCTTGACCAGATTCTCCGTTACAACGCGCGCCTCAACAGCGTGTTCATGCCCGACGACGAGATCTTGCGGGTGGGCAACCACTACATGGACTCGCGGGTGCAGACGCTGGGACCCGACGGGCAACCACAGACCGACCTGCGGGTGGGCCGCGCGCTCTACCGCCGCAGCTACAAGGTCACCTTTACGGCCGACGTACGGTTCACCAGCCAGGCGCAGCGTATCGCCGAGAGCGACGAGGTTCTGGCCATGGCCAACCAGATTCCACACCTGGCCAGTAACCCGTGGTTCATGTACTCGGCCATCAAGGGGGCGCTGTCCGCTCGGGGCAAGCCCGACCTGATCAAGCAGCTCGGCCCGGCGCCACCGGGACAGCCGCCCGAGTTCGGCGCCACTCTGGCGCCTCCGCCGCCCCCCGAAGGAGATCCCGGGATGGCACCGCCGGGGGTCGAGGGTGGCCCCCCGTCTGGGATGGCCCCACCGCCTCCGGGGGCTCCGTCGTGAGTCTCGAGGAGCTCGACGACGACGAGCGCGAAGCCGGGCGCGACACGCTCTGGGCGCAGGCCATGATGCGCGAGATCGCCGACATGGAGAGGCAGTGGGAGAAGGCCGCCCTGTCTGCACTGTGTTTTGGGGCGAACGAAGTTTCTACGATGTCCATCGTGTTGGCAGGCCAGGCCAAGGCGGCCGGGCTGATTCTTAGCCTCATGAACCGAAAAAAGGAGGACTAATGAGCGAAACGACAACCGCCCCCGCGGGCGTAGCCACCACGGTGGCCGTGGACATGTTCCCGCCGTTGCTGCGAGAGCGGCTGGAGAAGTACCGGATCATCATGCCCGAGGTCGCATTGGCGTTCGACCGCATCATGGTCTGGCCGCTGGACGACAAGGACCAGATGGAGAAGATCGGCGAGATCTTCGTCCCCCAGGCGGCCAAAGAAAAATTCGGGAGCCAGCGGGGCGTGTTGCTCAAGGCCGGCCCCCGGGCATGGGATGAGCTCTACTCGGCGGGTATCGAGCTCGGCCACGTCGTCATCACCACCAGGCTCTCGCCCTGGGAACGCGCGTACGCCACCCCCATCGGCATCCAGCGCGTGCTCACCCTGCGCGCGAGCGAGGTGATCGGCAGCGAGGACCTGGAACAGGCGTTCATGGACGGCCGCATGTCCATCGTTCGCGACGCCCACGGAGTTCACGCGATCGACGACCGCCCCCGCATTTTGCCCCCCACCCACGACGAAGGAATCTGACCCATGGCCGACGCAAGCGAGCTCGAAGTAGAGAATCAGGACGGCGCGCCGCCTACGGGAGGGGAGCCAGGGGCAGAGGGGCAACCGCCGGACATCAGCCGCCAAGGGGTGGACCTGTCCGACCTGGAGGACGACGAGGGGCAAGGGAAGCCGCCGGTCGCGGACGATGGGCGCCGCGGCCGCCGCGCCGAGCGCCGGGCGCTCAAGGACGAGCTGGCGAGCGAGCGACAGCGCGCGCAGGACCTCGAGCGCCAGCTCTCGGAGGCCCGCCGGCAGCCGGCCTACGTCCCGACCCCCGCGGCGGCCCCGCCCCCCGTCCAGCAAGGCGACCCTCTGGCGTCCGAGATCGACAGCATGCAGGCCCAGCAGGACGCCATTACGCTGGCCCTGGCGTCGGGCGCGAAGCTGAACGACCAGCAGGTACAGCACCTACAGGGGACGTGGCACCAGTTAGAACGGCGAAAGTCCCAAGTCATGATCGACGCCCGCATCCGCGAGATGGGCGTGGCTCCACAGGGCGCGCCCCCTGCGCAGAACGTCCAGCGGCAGATCCTGCAGGGCGAGTTCCCCGAGGTGTTTGCCTCGGCATCTCGACAGCAGACCGTACTTGCCAAGACCACGGAAATCATAGAACAACGCCCGGGCATCGACCCGTTCATCGCCGCGCGCGAGGCGTGCAAGCGCGTGATAGCCGAGAAGGGCTGGCGCCAGGGGGAGGCACCGCCGGCCACCAACGGCCAGAAGGCCAAGCTGTCGGCGGTTCCCAGTCGCGGCGGCGCAGGCGGCACGGGCAGCCACTACACGCCCACCAAGCAGGAGCTGAGCGCGGCCCGCGCCTACACTCAGCACCTGCCGGATCTGTCGGACGAGCAGCGGTTCCGCCGGTGGGCCAAGGAAGTGGCTGTACCGGCCGGATTGATAAAAAGAGGTTGACAAACACAATCGAGTCGCTACACGCTTAACTTGCGCCCATCGGAGTGCGGCGCGCTCGGCCCGCAGCGAGCGAAAAACCTCCGGCCCAGTTGTCCCGTCCCTGATACCGCCGAGGGACGCGCGGATCGCGGCAAATCTGGCGACTAGAGGCCAGTGCTCCATTCGGAGCCGGCCCTCGCACTGGAGATCCGCGAGTGGCACGAAAACGACACGACCCGCCCAGTACGCCGGCAGATGGCCGTCGACCGTGGCTGGAGGTTGAGAACAAGAGCGAAGAGCGCGCCTATTGTTGGGTCAACCCCAACGACGAGATGACCGGCCGGCCGATGTACGAGGCCATGGGCTGGGAAACGGAGATGCAGCGGGCGGACGGCCCGCGCACCCGCATGCGCAGCAAGAGCGAAGGCGGCGAGATTGGCCAGGGCGGCATGGTTCTCATGTCCCGGCCACTCAGCGAGCACTTGGAAGACTGGCGCAGCGGCCAGGCCAAGGTCGACGTCTTCGAGCAACGGATTTTCAAGACCGGCAACTACGACGACCCCATGCGCGGCCAGGGATTCAGCGTGGCCGTGGACCCGAAGGAAAGCGCGCCGTTCGCGCGGCGCCAGACGCAGGAGGCAGACCATGGCTAACCGTGCTCTCGGTGGCTTTCGCTGGGTGGGCAACGCCGTTGCCCCCAGCGTGGCAGAGCCACCCATCGTCATTCGACCCGTAGCCGACGACTTCGCCGTGCAGTTGAGCATCGGCGACCCCGTCAAACTCATCTCCACCGGCTACATCGAGGACGCCGACCCGGGAGATGACGTCTTTGGCATCTTCGCCGGGGCCGAGCAGTACTTCGACGGCGACGTGATTCGGAAGGGGGGCAAGATTCCAGCGGATACCTCCTACGACACCAACTTCGCCCGGCAGACGCTGGCGCGGATCATCCCGGTGCGCGACCAGCTGTTCGACTGCGACGCCGATACCGCACTGACCGGCGGGGCGTGGTCGGACTGGCTAGCCATCGTCGGTGAAAACGTCGAGTGGCAGACCGGCACCGCGGTGGGTGACCACTCGGGCGTCACGCTGGACATCAGCGGCCACGCGACCACCAACACCTTCAGCGTGCGCATCGACTCCATCCCGAATCGGGACATGCAGGACCTGGCGGCCGCGCGGGTCAAGGTTCGTTGCAAATTCAACCTGGTCCAAGACGTTGGGTCGGGCGCCATCCTGGGGACCTAAGCCATGTCGACGACAATCACGACCAGCACCGCATATCGCACGCTCAAGGCGACGATCGACAGCGTCATCACCGACAATTCTGACTCCGTCGAGAGCAGCTTGGTGTGCAAGAAGTTCATGATAAGCGAGACCATGCCGGACGCCTACGTCGACGACCTCGAAGTCGGCGGCCCCGGGTTGGCCACGGAGCGGAACGAGGGACAGGCGCTTGACGTCATGACTCTCTACGAGGGGGCACAGACGCGCTACTGGTCTCGCAAATTCGGGCTCATCATGGAGATCACCGAGGAGCTGGATGAGGACGGCAAGTACAACGACCGTTACCTGAAGATCTCGCGGCGGATGAAGCGTGCGATCTTCAAGACGCTGGAGCAAGACTGCGCGAACATCCTCAATCGCGCCGCCAACTCGGCGTACGTGGGCGGCGACGGCGTGTCTCTCGCCAGCGCCAGCCATACGATCCCGGGCGGCGGCACGTTCAGCAACACGCTGGCCACCCCGGCCAGCCCGTCGCGGATCGCGCTGATCACCGTGGTCCAGAATGTCAGCATCCTGCCCGGCCACGATGGCCTGCGTGAGGGCTACAAGGTCAAGAAGATCGTCCACCCATACACCCAGTGGGGCGTGTGGAAGGGCATCCTCGGCAGCGAGAAGGTGCCCGAATCGGGCAACAACGAGACCAACGTGGTCAACGGCATGGGCTTCGAACCAATCATGGTGCCGTTCTGGGACGCCAGCGACACCAACTGGGGCGCCATCACCGACGCCGACGACGGCCTGAAGCTGAAGTGGAAGCGCAAGCCGAAGAGCCGCACCTGGTACGAGGAGGCCACCGAGGTCATCAAGCACGGGTCGAGCGCCAGGTGGGCGCGCGGCTGGAGCAACGCCCGGGGCTTCTACTTCAGCAACGCGTAAGAGGGGACCATGTTCAACGCCAACGCACACCTCCCCTACACGGCCTTCCCGGTGGGCGTCCACCTGGGGCCAGTGACCATGGTGCCCGGCGGCGCCAACGTCCACTACGTCCGATCGACGGGCGCGGCGGACTACGACCCGCCGGAGCTCGCGGCCCGTATCGATACCACGATCAACGCTGCGCTCGCCAAGTGCCGCTCGGGCCGGGGCGACACCGTGATCGTGCTCGAAGGCCACACCGAGAACGTGGCGTCGGCGGACGCGTGGTCGAATCTCGTAGCCGGCACGCGCATCATCGGGCGTGGTTACGGCACCATGCGGCCGACGTTCACGTTCTCGGCCGCGACGTCGACCGTGCTCATCAACGTGGCCAACGTGCTGATTCAGAACTGCATTTTCAAGGCAGCGGGACCCACCGGAACCACGGCGATCACCGTGGCCGTGGCCTTCCCCGTGACGGCCGCGGGATTCCAGTTCATCGGCAACGAAGCCGAGGTGGGCATCGACGCCGACCAGCTCTGCACCGACTTCATGACGTTGTCGGCAGCGGCCGATGACTGCGTGATCGAGGACAACTACATCTACGGTGCGCTCTTGGCGGAGATCACCTCGGTGGTCACCACGGCAGGCGCTGTCGACCGCCTGAAGATCCGCAACAACGAGGTCACGGCGGCGGTGGCTACGGCCGCGACGGGCGTCCTGTTCGACCTCGACAACGCGGCGTTGCTGGAGAACGACATCATCGGCAACCAACTGGAGAACAAGAAGGCGGCCAGCAAGTTCGTCATCGACCCCCACGCGACCAGCACGGGTATCGTCGACGGCAACCGCTACTACGTCAACGACACAGGCACCGGCCCGGCGTCGCTGGCGTTCGCAACCTTCACCACCACCTACAAGTTCGGGCTCAACTACTGCACGACCGCAGACGGCGCCTCGGCGATTCTCTGCCCGGCGGCGGACAGCTAACCGAGGAGGGCCCTAGATGGCCTCGCCCAATACCTACAGCGGAGGAGCGGGCGGGGCGTCCGGGGCGGATCTAGCCACCGTCTCGCCGCTCATCATGTCGGGGTCCGTGGTGTACCTCGACAGCGACACGGGCGACGACTCCTACACGGGACTCGAGCGAGTCAAGCCCGTGGCCACTCTGGCCCAGGCGATCACCAACTCGAGCAACAACGGCGTGATCTCGGTGTTCGCCAACCACCAGGAGACGCTCACGGCCAAGCAGACCATCAGCCTGACGGGCCTGTCTATCGTCGGCGAGGGCACAGGTTCAAACCGGCCGAAGTTCACGCGCAACGTGGACGACGAGCTCTTCGACGTCACCGGCGCGGGGCTGTTGCTCGACAACCTGTACTTCGTGGCGTCCGGCACGTCGTCCACCAACGGTCGCGTGCGCATCGCCTCCGCGGACACCGAGATCTACAACTGCTACTTCGAGTGCGGGGCCAACGACGACGGCCCCAGCGTGGAGTACATCACCGGCGCGGGACAGGCTCGAATCGAGGAGACCATGTTCGTCAGCACTGCGTCGCTGGTCACGGCCCAGCCCGACTCGGCAATCAAGGTCACCAACGCGATGAGCGACCTGCGCCTCAAGAGCGTGACTCTCGACGGCGGAGACACCGGGTGGGCGCACCCCTATGCGGTCAACGGCGCGGCAGCCGTCACGCGCCTGCGAGCACTCAACGTGCACCTGCTCAACGACTCGGACGTCACGCTCGCCACGGGCACCGTCGGCTACTTCCACCCCGGTAACACGTCGGGCTCTGCGCGATTGGTTTGGGCATCATGAGCCTTTCGATCCCCCGCCGCTACCTGGGTCCCGCGCCAGCCGGCGAGCGGAGGGTGGAGTGCGCCTATTGTGGGCTCACGTGGATGAGGAGCGATTGCATCCGCGATGCCGCCGGGCGCCTGGCGTGCCCCGACGACCAGGACGGCCGCGACGAGGTGACACTCGCGCGCCTGAACGCCGAGGGCGCCGAGCACGCGCCGCAGCCATCTCCCGTGGTGGAGGAGTGGTGACATGGCGGTGAGCGGCACTTCCACGTTCGAGCTCGACCGGGAGAAGATCATCCTCCGGGCGTTCAACCTGGCGGGCGTCTACGACGGAGGCCATGTGCTCTCCGGCGATGACCAGGCCATGGCCAGCGACATCCTGGGAATGGAGCTCGACGACTGGCAGAACGATGGCCTCATCCTCAAGACGGTATTGCGCGAGACGCAGGCGCTGCTGGCCTCCACAAACACCTACACGCTGGCCGCGACGGCCATGGACGTCGTGGTGGGCGGCGACAACATGGTCGGCACCGTCGCGCCCTCGGGGGGCAGCGAGACGCTGGTTCGGTCGCTGAGCCGCCACGAGTACCAGACGCGCATCCTGACCAAGGACACCGAGGGCACCCCTAGCCACGTGTTTATCGAGAGGCACGTGCCTATCAAGCTCGTCTTCTGGCCGGTCCCCACCGAGGCGCTGACGTTCAGCTACCAACAGGTGCGCCTGCGCTACGACGTCAAGGGCGGCAACACGCTCGATCTCGAGAAGCGCTACACCAAGGCCGTCGTCTACGGCCTAGCCTGGCAGCTCGCACTCAGCAAGGGAAAGCGCGAGTGGGCGGGGCAGCTCAAGGGCTACGCCGACAAGTTCAAAAAGACGGCCAACGCGACCGATACCGAGGGCGGTAGCATCCAGCTTTACGTGCGAGGCGGCGGTCATGGCTAGCCTCGTGGGCGTGCTTGCCAGTGGAGTAGCCAGCGCCGCGGGTGGCTCGGTGGAGTTCTACACCCACGGCACGGCCGTGCTCAGCACGCAGGTGTACAGCGAAGCCGACGGCGAATCGGCGGTCACCGAGCACACGCTTGGCAGCGACGGCGAGATCATTCGTTACGTCACTGAGCCGGTGGACGTGGTGGTCATGAACGAGGACGGCGCCACCGTTCGCGAATTCACACACATGGACGACGCGCGGGTTATCCGCGTGGAGAGTCTAGGCTTCACCGGCCCCAACGACAGCGGTCAAACGGTGGCCGCCGGGCGCATCGTCATGCAAACGGTGCTCACCAAGCTGTACGAGAGCCTGCTCGCCACCGATGCGCTGGTGAACGTGAGCGGCACGCCGCAGACGCTGGCTGCCGCCCTCGGCGCTAGCGGGGCTGTTTTCTATCACGTCAAGAATACGTATGGGGCGACGGGAGATGGTTCAACCGACGACACAGGGGCCATTCAGGCGGCCATCAACGCCGCTGTGGATGCGGGCGGCGGCCTCGTGTACTTTCCGCCCGGCACCTACAACATCACGTCGGGACTGAGCGTTGCAGGCTCTTCGGCTATCACCCTGCTGGGCGCGGGGGCTGACGAGACCATAATCGAGCAGCAGACCGACGCCGTTGATGCTTGGCTCGAGATGGCAGGCGACGGAACCCAAGTTATCGGCCTGAACTTCCAGTCGGCGGGAGCCGCCTATACCGGAACTATGGTCGAAGTGCAGGGCGACGGATGCATCTTCATCGGATGCAAGTTCGGCAGCTTCGCGGGCGGGCAGATCGACGTAGAACCCGGCACCTCTGCCCTCGCAGCGCGCGTGATCGCAACGTTTAACGGGTGTCGATTCGAATTGTCTCACGTAAGCGGCCAATTTATTGAGACGTGCACGGAGTTACTGAATTCGTCTCATTCGGTCCTTAGTTTTAATGGGTGTTCATTTGACCTTATGGCCGTACCGTCGACCACGGCCTTTGGGCAAACGCGAGCATTCTTCAACGCGTGCTCTTTTGCCTTCAACTCCACCTCAGGAGGGGCGACGATGTTCGCGGCGGTGGCGTTTGAGAGCGCCATCCTGAACGGAGGGATGATCTCGTCACTGAACACGTCGGGAACAAACGTCTTCGCCGCTGGAGACCTGAACATTAGTAACACGATGATCCGAGTCAGCCTTGGCGGCACATTGAGCCTGTCGAGTACCAAGCTGTACGATTCTGGGTGCCGTATAGACAGCGTTGCCGGCACGGTGAACATGGGAGCGGGCGCGTTCGCCGGAGACGGCGCCTTTAGTGTCACGCGCGACCGCCGTCGTCTTAACACAACAATAAACGGCACGAGCGAAACGCTATCGAGGGAGTACGGCGTTCACAACCTCACCCACAGCTCGGGCGCAAGCTTAGCGCTAACGGCAACAAACGGCGCCCCCGGATCGTTTCTCACGATCATCTATGCGAACAACACCGGCGGCGCTATTACTCCTACGGGAAACTGTGTGGACGCCGCCACGTCCATCGGCAACGGCCAGACGGCTGTGTACGTAAGTGTCGCTGACACGAGTGGTGTCTTTAGGCATTTCGGCGACGCAGTAAGGGTGTTCTGATGCCCACGGAGCAGCTCTTTTTCGGCAACGACCAGCGCTCGGGCGACCACGAGCTGGCCGGAGCCTCGCCGTTGGCCTTCAACGTAGTGATCGACGGCCAGGGAGCAATCCGCCGCCGTCCGGGCATCAGCGCGTGGTCGGGGTTCCCTGCCACTTTCGAGGCCTCTCAGATCGACGGCATGCACGCGTTCGCTGGCGATCTGTACTACGTCACGTCCACGCGGCGGATCTACCGAGTGAGCGGCGGCGTCGTCACGAATCTGTCTCCCGGGGCAAGCACGACGTTCCTCGACGGGACCACGCGTCCGGCGTTCGCGGAGACGGCGTTTCGCCTGGTGATCGCCGGGGGCGGCGCCCCGCAGAAGGTCGACCGCGCGGCCACGACCAGTGCGCGACTCGGTGGCTCGCCACCGGATGCCACGCAGGTCATCGCCCTGAGCCAGCGGCTTTTTCTCGACGACAACACGAGCACGACGACGATTGGCCGGATTCGCAACTCAGGGGTGGGTGACGCCGGCAACGAGACGTGGACGGCTACCAAATTCGTCAACGCCGAGGCGCGACCTGATGACGTCGTTGCCCTGCGAGAGAACAGCAACGAGGCCTTCGCCTTCGGCGAGACCACGCTGCAGGTATTTACGCCCGATCCGCAGACGGTGCTGGCTCCGGGACGGGCTATCAACTTCGGGTGTCTGGCGGCCGCGAGCGTGGTACTGGCCGACGAGGAGTTCGCGTGGCTCGCAGACCGCGACCGCATCGTGGTGAGCGCCGGCCGTGGAGCCGACGTGGTCAGCGACCCGATAGGCAAAACGCTAGGTGGCATCGGCGACGTCAGCGACTGTTGGGGTTTCCGCATGGACGTCGACCAGTTCGACCTTCTAGGCTGGGCGTTCCCCAGCGACGGGAGGACGTTCGTCTACCAGAAGGGCGGCGGCTGGGCGCAGTGGAGCGGCTGGACCGACGGGCAGGGCCACACCCCGTGGCCGGCAACCGCCGTCTACCACTGGCCGAGTGAGCGCCTGGATCTCGTGGGGCTCGCCACCGGGCAGATCGCGAAAGTCGACCCCGAGGCCAACACCGACCTCGGCGCACGTATCAAGGCCGAGGTTACCACCGGCTTCGTGAACCACGGCACGGACGCGCGAAAGACGTGCCGCGTGCTGCGGCTGACGCTTCGGCGTGGCGTGGGCGGCGACAGCGACCCGCAGCTACTGGTGTCGTGGAGGGACGACCTCGGCGGCTTCCAAAACCCGAGGCGCATCGGACTCGGCGTGAGCGGCGACCACGTGTTCCACGTGGAATTGCACACCCTCGGTGTGTACCGCAGCCGCCAGTGGCGAATCGAGATGAGCGACGCGGCCGACTTCGTGCTCGCGCGCGTGCAAGAGACCTTTGACGTGGAGGACGACGCCTGATGGCCAATCTGCAGCGAGGCTTGCAATACGGGACGACCGGTGCCGCGGTTGGTGCGCCATTTGGTCCCTGGGGCGCTGGCGTCGGTGGGGGACTCGGGCTGCTCTACGGTCTGTTCTCCGGCGACGACGGCAGCCAGGAGCGCCAGCGCGGAGCCCAGGAGGCCATGCGCCAGACGGAGCAGTTTGCACGGCAACAGCGCGCACAGCGGGAAGAGGATCTCAAGCGCGCGCTTGGTTTCTTCCAGCCGGCAGCGGCGCAAATGGAGCGCCTCTACGGCATGAAGATGCCCGATCCGATGGGCGCGCATTCCCAGATCGGCCGCCGCACGGGAGGGGGGCCGGCACAGGTGCCGCCTTCGCACCAGCAGGTCATCGACTTGCTCGGCAACCCAGGGGGCGACGGCGCCCCCGTGCCCGGCCGGGCGTTCGGCCCAGGCGCCGAGAAAATCACCAACGCCCCAGTGCAGGGGATGCCTCCTCCCAGGAGGCCGGTTGTTGCCAGTGGCCGCGTGGTTCAGCCGCCGTCCACCCCGATGCGGAGGGGGTACACGAGGTAATGGCGACTCAGTTCACATCATGGGCGAACGTCGACCCCCGTAGACTCGGGCAGTTCGCTAAGCCCATGCAGCAGGGTCAGTCCCGCACGTCCGCCCTGGGCGGCGGAGTGAGCGCCAGCGGATGGGGACAGCCGTCGACCAGCACGTGGCAGGCGCCGGTCCAGCGGGCGGCGCCCCAGGCGTCCACCTACCAGCCGCCCCAGCCGAGTTACGCCTCGAGTGCTGGCGGCATTCTTAGCCAGCCAGGAACGGCCGAGCAGTGGTACCAGAAAAACGCCGGGCGCTTCGATCAACCGACCAGGATCGGAAGCTACTACGAAGGCGTGGCCGGCCGCCTCACCGGTCAACGCTTCCAGCCGACCACCACCCAGGGCGCCTACAACCAAATGTCCACCGCCTACGGGCAGCCCGGGCAGGGACAGACGAACGCCTACGGAACTGCCCAACGGCTCCTGTCGCCGACCCAGGGCGAGGGAATCATGCAGGGCGCCACGCAGTTTTTCAGCGGCCCGAATCTCGCCCACGACTACGCGAACCAGGCGGCCGGCTACTTCCAGCAGCCGACGATGAGCCAGCAGTTCGCCACCCCCGCCGTCAGCCAGATGCAGGGGATCGGCGCCGGCCGCCAGAACGCCCTGGCCACGCTGTCGGGCACCGACTTCGGCAATATCAAGCCGCAGCTCGCGGCGCAGACCTACGGCGACCAGGGGCTGGCCTACACCGGGCAAGCCACCCAGGACAACCAGCGGGCCAGTGGCGCCGAGGCGTTCTTTCGTCCCGAGTTGGCGGCGCCGAGCTACAGCGAGCAGCTCTACGAGAGCGGCAACGAGGGACTCAGTACCTTCTATGACCGCGAGTTGCAGAAACGCCGGGAGAGCATGGAAAACCAGCTTTCCGCCTACGGCCTGTTCGGTTCTGGCGAAACCGTCGAGGGTCTGTCGGAGCTCGAAGCCGAGCTCGGATCGCAGCAGGCGCGCGACATGGCGGGGCTCGCCGGTCAGGCGGACCAGGCCAAGCTTGGCCGTGCGGGCATGGCCGGCGACTTGGCGTCGTCGGCGGACCAAATCGGTCTCGGCAACATCGGCGCCATGCAGAGCGCCTATGGCCTCGCCAGCGACGAGGGGATCGCCAAGATCCAAGCGCTACTCGCCGGTCAGGGTGTGGCCCTCGACGCCGGGCAGCTTGGACTCGCCGCCGACGCCTCGGAGGTCGACCGCGCGATGGCGGGTGCGAGCATCGCCCAGGGAGCCGACGCCTCCAGCCTGGCACGCATGATGGGAGGCGCCGACGTGGCCCGCTCGGGCGACGCCAGCCGCTTCGACCAGGGACGTGGCATGGGCGAGCTCGGACAGGCCATGTCCACCGCCGAGTACAACCGGCTGCTGTCCAGCGGCCAACTGGGCCTCGACGCCGACACCGAACAGCGGGCGCGCCTGCAGGACCTGTTCCGCGCCGGCTACGACACCGATGAGGCCGGCCGCCAGGGGTTCGCCACCGAGCTGTCGGGGATCACCGCCGCCGGCAACCTGGCGGGCGTGGCCGACGCTGCCGACTACCAGCGCCTCACGGGCGGATGGAACGCCGCCCAGGACGTGCAGAACATCTTCCAGGACCGGGAGCGCCTGCCCCTGCGTGACGCCCTCGAGATGGGCCGCGCCCAGAGCGGCGTCTACGGCGACATGGCCGGGGCGTCGGCGGACGAGCAGGCGACCATGAAGTCCAACCTGATCAACCTGCTGATGACCCAGTCGGGCATGAGCTACGAGCAGGCCCAGCAGGAGGCCGAAAACTGGTTCGCCACCGCGGGGCTCGGGCTCCAGGGGGCGGAGGCCTACCAGAACCGGTGACCCATGGCATTCCAGCTTAACCCCAACCTCCTGACCCGGCCGCCCGAACCGAGCGGCTTTGCCCGTGGCGCGAGCCGCCTGGGCAACGTGCTCGACGCCATGATGGCCCGGCGCGAGGCCAAGAAGCAGTGGGAGGCCGAGCAGCAGGCCGCCCAGCAGCGCGCGGACGGCATCAGGCAGGAACAGGCCCAGCGCATCGCCCTGGAGGCCCAGCGGGCTCAGCAACAGGCCGAGCGCGACCGGATGACCGACGAGCGCGGACGTGCCGACCTGGCGCTCAGGCAGCAACAGGCACAAGCCGGCGTGATGAAAGACGTTTCCGGCATGCTCGGCACCGAAGAGGGACAGGCGGCCGTCGTGCCCTATCTGCGCTCGGCTGGCGTGGGCGTTCGGCAGAGCCAGGGGCGACCGGCGCGCCCGAGCGTCGAGGAGGAGGCGGGCGGCGAGATCACGAGCAGCATCCCCCAGACGGCCGAGGACGCGGGAACCTACCTGCAGTTCTCGGGCGGCGCCGAGGCCCGGCTGCCGCTCGAGCAGATGCTACCCGCCGAGCGCGCCGAGCGCGTCCGCCAGGCGTTAGGCGGCCTGTCGCCGAACGACCCGATGGTGGCCCGCCAGCTCGGCCTGGTCGCGCCCCTGGTGGGCGCCGGCCTGAACGCCAAGGACGCCGTTGGCGCGGCCTCGGGTCTCTTCGACGACACGGCGGCCATGGAGCGAGCGCGACTGCGTGCCCAGCGCGCGGGCGCCAAGAAGCCGGTGGACCCGCGGAAGGCCCAGAAGGCCGACCTTGACATCGAGACCAAGTTCGACAACGTCGTCCAGAAGGTTCTGCAGAACCGGGGATACAAGGAGATCCGCACCCAGGAGATCAAGTTCGAGGACATGGCGAACACGATCGCGGGCGCGTCCGACAGCGCCGCTCTGGCCTCGCTCGGCAGCGGGCAGTTCGTGAAGATGGCCCAAGGCGGCGTCGGTGTCATCAGCGACAACGACATGCGCGTGTTCTGGAATCGCATCGGAGGTCTGGGGGCCCGCGGTGAGCAGGCATTCCACGACGCCGTGTCTGGCCGCCTGGGCGCCGAGAAGAAACGGGACGTCCTGCAGGCTGTCAAGGTGCTGGAAAGCAAAGCCCGGACGAACGTCGACGACATCGGGAAGGCCATCGCCGATCGCTTGAGCGGCGTCGAGGGCGGCGAGGAGCGGATCGAAACCTACCTGAGCACCTACGCCCCCGGCTACCTGGAGAAATGGCAGGCCGGCCGGGCGAAGGGCGGCGATGCCGGGGCCGAGTCCGAGCAGATCCAGGAAGAGGAATCGTGGTTGGAGGGCCTCAAATAATGGCCAACGACGACGTCACCCAACAGAAGACGCGCGCCCGCGGGGCGGCCATGGACCGCCTGAACCAGCGGCGGAACAACCTCGTGCGCGTCATTCAGGAGCACCCGGACCCGGAGATCCGGGAGAAGGCGCGCGCCCGGCTGGCGGCGCTGCCGAAGTTCGACCCCCAGCGCGCGGGGGCGATGGGCGACTTTGACGCATCCCCAGAACTACCCCCGCAGATTCCCGACACCGATACGGGTGAGTCGCCCGGGCTATATTTTGGCGCCGGAGACCCGAACGAGTTCGCTCCGTTCCACGGAAACCAGCACTATAGCAATCCGTTCACCGGACGACGCGAACGCTCTTCCCCCGGGCCGGCGCAGACCACCAAGGCCCTGGGCATCGCCTTGGGGGGCATTGGCGGCATAGGCGCGGGGGCTCTGATGCGCGGGGCCCTACCCAAGGCCACGTCTGCCGCCGGGAAGATCGCGACCGGTATGGCCACCGGCGGTGTCGAGGGCGCTACCCAGGACGCCGTTACCAACCTGGCGGCAGGCGACACGGAGAATATGGGCGGGCGCGCTCTCGCAAGCGGCCTCGTCGGCCTCGGCTTTGGCGGACTCGCCGGCGCGCTGGAAATCAACAAGTGGATCGGCCTGCGCTCCAGAGGAGAAGAGATAGATAAGGCGCGGCAGCAAGCGACGTCCAATAGCGCCGCAAGGCTGGATCTACATATGCCACAGAGGAATCCAGCGCCGTCGGGAGGCATCGACGACGCCATGAGGGCCGGCCAGCGCGGTACCCAGGGCGTCATCGACGAGGCACAGGCGGGCAGTAAGCGCATGTTCGCGCGGCAAGGGGAGAAGTCCGCGGCATCCCTGGCCGAGCGGAAGCAACGACTGGCGGGCCTCGGCCTGAACCGCCCGGTGGACGTTGATTCCCTGCTGGCGTCGCTGGATGAGGGCGTCACCCGCTACGACGTCAGCGGCATGCCCGTGAGCGATGAGGCCGCGGGTGTCGTATCAGACATTCGAAAGCGACTCACCCCCAGCGCTGACGACGTCGCTCTGGCCGAGATGATGGGAGCCTCACCCAAGCGAGCGACGGCCCGTGATCTACTGGAGGCCCGCGGATCCGTGCGAGAGGCGGCGGACTTCGACGCCCGCGAAGTCACGCCAGCGGCCCGCGGAGCGCGGAAGGTCTACGGGCAGATCCGCGGCAAGGTCCAGGAGGCTATCCCCGGTCTTAAGGAAGCCGACGACGCCTCGACGGACGCTCTCCGTCAGGAGCGACGATTTAACGACATCATGACCGGCAACCAGGCGGGGATGCGCCCTGCGAACGTCGCCGACATCGGCGATGCGGAAGAAGTCGTAGGGCGCGTGGCCGATGAGATCACGGCGGCGGACCGGGTAGCCCTCATCGGGGACAGGAGTATCCCGGCCATGAAGCGCGTGAAGTACCTGGACGAGCTCAAGGCCATGGACCCCGAGTTCTCCGCCGAGCTCGATCGGGTCGAGATGCGCAAGGCCCTGGAGGCCACCAAGTTGCGCAACACGCTCGATAACCCCGTACGTGGCTCGCTCAGCCAAAGCGTCCCCATCGCCGGCACGTCGCTGCCCATCGGGCACCTTCTCCGCAGCCTCGGTGGCCACGCCCAGCGCACGGCCCTACCCGCCGCGACCCGCACGGTCCCCATGCTCAGCAACCCCCTCGACGCCATCCTCTTTCGCCGACAACAGCAGGAACAGAACAAATGAGTGAGCCATTCACGTGCACGCTAAAGGTGATCGACTCGGGAGCGCCGACCGACTCGGACACCTGGGAGATCTTTAACTCCGTAACCGCCTGGGGCGCGAAGGGGTTGCGGCACCTGCCCGTCCACCGCATCAGCTTCGGCGTGGAGAACAGCCACGACGGCACGCTCAAGGCGTACATGAGCACCGACGGCGGGGCGAACTGGCGGCAGGTCGAGGGTGACAACGCGGTGACGGCCGCGGCCAGTGACGACATCAGCGGGCCCTATGACTATCTCGTCGACACCTACGACGATTTCAAGCTCGACTGGGTCAACGGCGGGACCACGCAGACGACGTGGGACCCGATCCTGCGAGCCCACGAGAAGCGGGAGCCGGGGACCTGATGGCTTACGAAGCGATCCCCCCAAGCACCTCCGACGCATCCGGCCCGGCCACGCAACTCGACAGCGACGGCACGACATTGGATGTGGACGCCACAGCCGCGGGCGGTCTACTCGCACGCATCGGCGCCACCGTAGTGTCGATC